GCCTTTTTAAAAAACTAGTTGTTTTTTACACGGGGAAACCCTGTTTGGGCCTACGTCCATAGATCATCGAAACAGATGTCTAGTAACGGCATTCCGCTGAATGCATTAATGATCGCTTGATCATTTCGGTTTACATATAAACCCCAAGTTCGTTGCTTGAATAGAAAGTCCAAACTGGACATATTTCTAGACTGACGTTGGTCAGTTGGTCTTAAATTAGACTTGATAAGAGCGATAGCCTTGTTGACTCTTACTCTTGCCTCCTTAGTTGGAAGTACCATAAAAGTCTTTTGTGACTTTCCGTTCCAATGGCATTGGAAAGCGTCCAATCTTGCTAGCAAGTCCGCCAACTCATGGAACGATATCTTGCCTAATCGGCGATTGATATAAGAAAGAGTTTCTCTTTCTGACCTCTCCTTTAAATAGGAGGGTAAGCTGTCCTTGAATTCTTCGAACCGGAACAGCTCGCAATCTCTCACAATGTGAAGGATTCGGTCCCAATCGTTTTGATAGGGTACGCCTTTTGCGTTGGTTTTTAAAATACCTTTAAGCATAAGGCTCCAAGACAGAAATTCTCTGTCTTCAAGCAATAACATTGCTTCAAAGTATGGGAGCAACCCACTCTTAAAAGGTTCAGTGTTGTACTCATACGAGTTTCCAACACTTATCCCTAATCCACCTAAGTTTTGTGGAAGACTTGCGTATTTTACGCCAAGTCCTATTGCGCTCATGTAGTTTTGAGCCCATAGAAGCACCGGGGATCGGCGCTTTACCCTTTCGATAGGGTTCCATGCAATTTGCTTGCTTAGCATGGTTGCGTGACCAATAAATGGATCACTTAAGTCGCTTTTAACTTTCGACTTACCTGAAAGGACACTACCTTTCACACAATCGATAAACATTATATCGCTAAAAACGGAGTTTTGAAACGCCGTTAAGGTACGGAAGGTACCTGAATCTGCCGTGAGGCACATATACTGCTCACAAAACGTAGCAGCGTCTTTCGAGATCGAGTTGATCTTGGAAAATTCGCAATTAATTGCTCTTGCAAGTCGCATGAAATTAATTGAGAATTTAAATGAAGTCTTCAAACAGAAGAGATCATCTCCTACCGATTGTCCCATCGGCCTTGGGATCCGCGTCATAGCCGACGCGGCCCTAACTAACGCTCCTAACATTAGCGTTAGATGTATGAACGACATTCCGTCGCCCATAAAAGAACCTTGTTGCGAGGTTACTATGGGATTACCGTCCCAATACCCTTTGAGTATCAATTGTTGGCAGTCAACATCACGTTGGTGCTGACTGAACAAGTCCCGGAAAACAGTCCATGGCTTGAACTGCGCCATAACATCGTTCATGGCAAGGACGTTTTTGTCCATAATATCGTAAGGCATACGATATGTGGCCTCAGAGAGGTCAAGCGAAAAGAATACTTCAACTGAGTCGTATTCCAGAAGATCGTCGGTAGACATCCCTTCCGTCGCTGCCCACGCATCGGCGTAGCTT